TTTACCGTTTTCGAGGTGCCTATATAGGTGACGTAAATACACATATGCAGTACGCAAATAGACCATTATGTAAAACCTGTAAGGCAAAGCCTAGGGCATATGCCTACAAACGATATGGCAAGGTTTATTGGAGGAGTCAGTGTGATTCCTGTGTCAGGAAGAAAGCAGGTAAGAATACTGGCGGGATCACTGCCCTACAGAGATCGGGATATAAGAAACTTAAGAAATGTGAGTTATGTGGATTCAAAGCACAGGATAAAGCACAACTGGATGTGCTGTTTGTGGATAGTGATCTGAGGAATACTGCGGCTACTAATTTAAAAACTGTTTGCGCCAATTGCCAGAGGCTGACTAGCACCCGTAGGTTGGGATGGCGGGTCGGTGATCTTGTCGCTGACGAGTAGGGCATCTATCTTGGCATATAATTCTTCTTTTGTGCCATTGTTGTTAAGCACAAAATCAAACTCTTCTTTTGCCCAAGCATATTCTGAACTGTGTATGCCTTTTGGTTGTACATTCCCTTCTGTGTAATCAACAAACCAATCAGGATCGGGACCTCTTTTAACTAGTATGATCTTTCCTCCACGTTCTCTGATCTGTTTGACTTCATTGGGAAATCGTGTATCTGCTATCACTGTGTTTTGGCCTTTGTATCTACCAAGACAACTGTCGACCCAGATACCGTCATACATCTGGCCACGCATTACTTCGGTACCAAAATACTGCAACACCCATCTTGGTGTTGTTGGCTTGCCAAATTTTTCGCTCCAAAATTTATCAGGTTGTTCTCTCCAGTGTCTGCTTGATTCTGTATCGCCTTCCAACATGCTTCTATCCCAATTGAACATTGATGCAACAGCATCTTTAAGACTCTTTGCAAAACTGTCTTTTTGATATCCGTGTTTTTCTACAAGCCTGTCAGACACAGTGCCTTTGCCGGAACTTATCAAACCTACTACACCTATTAACATAGGATTATTATACTATTTTTTTAAACGTTTTTCAATCTCTTTGATTGCTTTTCTCACAGATCGTAATATAGATGATCTCAAGGTTTTCTTGCGTTCTTTCAACGCTTTTATGCTCATTGTTTCCAAATCCTCTACCAACTTTTCTAGTTCGTCCAGTGATAGGTCAGAATAATTTTTGTGATGGGAGTCTTTCATTGCAAGGTATTTAAATGGAGATCTTGGTCAATTAACCAATAACAAAACTGTGTGGCGTTCCGCCTTCTTGGAAGTTTCCTATGTCTGCTTCTAGTCTTTCAATCTCTGCTTGGCCTTCTTGCTTCAATGCATCACCGTTCAGTGTTGTACCACCTTGTGGTCCTGCTATGGTATTGAATTTACCTCTCGCTTCCCCCAACATAATTTTAGAAACAGCAAGTGTGTAATCTCTTATCCACGGTTTACTGTAAATGTCTTTGAACAGTGTGATATCAGGTCTGAAGTTATCCGTATGCATAAGCACAGTCTCATCATCTGCTCTTGGTCTCTGCGTGATAGTTAATTTTTTAGTTGCCACATCAAAATGGAACTGTATAAAACTTCCAAACATCTTACCTATCATTTCTTGGTATGAAGCGAAAGCATAGTAAGTTGCTAGACCACCTGTTGCTCCTGCTCTCAACAAGTAGGTATTTGTGTATGCCAAGTTGAATGGTTCAAACAATGTTCCACCTTCTCCACCTTCGGTTCTTGATCCCACAGTTCTTCTGTTTAAATTCCTAACATTGATAATCTCATCGGGTAAGATATATGAATTTTGATTTTTCTTCAGTTCTAAGAAAGCATAAGATTCTTCGACAGCATTTGAAGATCTCTGCCTAAATTTATTTACGGCTCTTTCCAGGGCCGTTTGATAGTGTTTTGGGTCCAATTCTACGTCAATCATCCCGTCACCAAGACTGTTCTTAACGTAATCGAAAATTTCCTGTTGTCCTGTTTGTAGTTCTGACATACTCATATTTATAGCCTTTGCCTTGGCAATAAATATGTATGATATGCCAAGATTATCCATTTTTAAGCCTGAAAAAGGCAACGACTACAAGTTCTTCGATCGTAACATCAGAGAGATGTTTACGGTAGGTGGCACGGATCTACACCTACACAAATACCTAGGACCCTATGATCAGGGAGAAACAAACAAGGACGGTGATGCTTCACCCACGCAACCACAATATTCTGGAGATACTTTAAACGAGAGAACCATACAAGATCTGTTGTTCCTAGAGAACAGAGACAGGAAATATTCAGACGACGTGTATGTCGTCAGAGGCATATACAACGTTCAAGATGCTGACTTTAATCTTTCACAGTTTGGTATGTTTCTACAAAATGACACATTGTTTCTTACAGTGCATTTGAATGATATTGTGGAAAGGATAGGCAGGAAACCAATGAGTGGTGATGTTATAGAATTCCCTCATATGAAAGAAGATTATTCGTTAGATGAAAGTGTGCCCATAGCATTGAAAAGATATTACGTTGTTGAAGATGTGAACAGGGCGGCGGAAGGTTTTTCACAGACTTGGTGGCCACATTTGTTAAGATTAAAAATGAAAACACTTGTAGATTCACAAGAATTCAGAGATGTGATCGGTGATGCAACTACTACGGGATCAGTTGCAAGTTACATGAGCACGTACAATAGGGAAAAAACAATCAATGATCAGATTGTAGCACAGGCAGAATCTGACGCTCCAAAGGCAGGATTTAATTACAAACAATATTATGTTGCACCGATTGACGAAAGAGGAAACATAAGAACTGAAAATATTAACACGGAAGACCAAAGAGCAAGTAGTGATCAAACAGTAAATGCTACTATAGATACTCCTGCTTCTTCTCACTACGGATTCTATCTAGATGGTGACGGTGTCGCACCTAACGGAAATCCTGCAGGATTTGGGATATCATTCCCAACGTCGGGTGTGGATAAAGGTGATTACTTCTTGAGAACAGATTTCTTACCCAATAGATTATTCAGATATGACGGAACCAGATGGGTCAAAATTGAAGACAGCGTGAGAATAACTACAACAAACAATGATTCTAGAGGAAACTATAAAACAAGTTTTGTCAACAATGCGACAGAATCAACAATAAACGGATTAACAGTTACACAGAGACAGTCATTGACAGATGCTCTGAAACCAAAGGCTGACAACTAAGAATGTTACATTTTTACGAAGGACAGGTTAGGAAATTTCTCACTCAATTCATTAGAATTTTGAGCAACTTCTCTGTGGAAACAGGTAGAGGTAGTGATGGAGCAGTTAACCTCAGAGCGGTACCGGTTGTGTACGGAGATCCAACAAGACAGGTTGCAAACATCATTAGGAATAACAGTGAGAATGCACTTAACTATGCACCTAAGATTGCCTGTTATGTGAGAGAACTGAACTACGACAGAGAAAGGATGCAAAATCCTTATCATATAGAAAAGCAACACCTAAGGGAAAGAGATGTAGATTCCGACGGAAACTATACAAATCAACTTGGAGCAGGATACACAGTCGAGAAAGTGATGCCTTCACCTTTCAGATTAGAAGTCACAGCAGACATTTTCTCTTCAAACACTGATCAAAAACTTCAGATACTAGAACAGATCCTGTACTTGTTTAATCCAGACTTCGAGATACAAAAAACAGACAACTACATAGACTGGACAAGTTTAAGTTACATCGAGTTAGGTGGTATTACATTTAGTTCGAGAACCATTCCGGTGGGTGCAGATTCAGAAATTGATGTAGCAACGTTACAGTTTAGTATGCCAATATGGTTATCACCACCGGTTAAAGTTAAGAAACTAGGTGTTGTACAAAAGATCATAATGAGCATATATGACGATGACGGTGGTATAGCAAAAGGTTTGATAGATGGAGAACTTGCATCTCGCAGTTACATCACACCAAACAACTTTGGATTATTAGTCACAGGTAACCAACTACGATTATTAGGATCAACAGGTACAAATGTGAAATCGGGCGGAGATGGATTCCAGACAGGAGCAAACGAGCCTAACAATTACGATCCTTTCGAGACATTCGGACCAGCGGTTAATTGGAAAGTCCTTTTAGATCAGTATGGCAAGGTAACGAACGGCACATCACAGATTAGATTGACACAACCAGACGGCAATGAGATAATTGGCACTATAGCAACCACAACACTAGATGATACAATTTTATTGTATACAATTGATGGTGACACGATCCCTGGTAATACACTTACAGCGGTCAAGAAGATAATAAATCCAGCAACATTTGATCCAGGCACACCTGCTAATGGTGACAGATATTTGGTGATAAATGATGTAGGTGATTCGACGGCAAGTTTTCAAAGTTCAACGTGGGGTACTTTAGTAGCCAGCGTTGGAGATATCATAGAATACAATAGTAGTACATCAAAATGGAATGTGGCCTTCGATGCTTCAAATCCTGACAGCACACTACACTACGTTACCAATCTTAACACAGGCATACAGTACAGGTTTAACGGTACAGAATGGGTCAAATCATATGAGGGTGTGTACACACAAGGTAATTGGAGCATCGTGCTAGACGGTGGAGCAGATACAGGGTACAACTCATCAATTGACGCTACCACTCCATAATTGTTATAATATAGCATGAAAGAAAATATAGTTTGTTCAGGTGCTCTGTTCTACGCAACAAGCACTAAACGTTTCCTGTTCCTACAGAGGACTGACAAGAAAACACAAGGTATGTGGGGATTAGTTGGCGGTAAGAGCAAATTTACAGAGAGTGCCTTTGAAGGATTGAAGCGTGAAATCGAAGAAGAAACAGGCAGTCTACCCAAGTTTAAGAAAGTTATACCTCTAGAAATGTTCACATCCAACGATCAGAAGTTTTTCTTCCACACGTATCTAGTTGCCATAGAATCAGAATTCATACCTAAATTAAACGAAGAACATTCAGGATACTGTTGGTGTGCTTTTGAATGTTGGCCCAAGAACTTACACATGGGTCTTAAAAATACTTTGAATAATAAAAGTATTAAAGGTAAGTTACAAACTATATTAGATTTAATTGTTTAGAAATCTTTAATATATTTCTTACCTGTAAGTTTCTCAATATCTCTAATCATTTCTTCCATGTTGACTCTTACAGTTTTTCCTGTTTTTGTATTTCTTGAGAAGTATTCCCACTCACCTTGTTCGTTGTGAGGAGATATCTTGGTGACGTTTCCTGCTTCGTCCTGCACAAACATTTCAGCACTGGATGAATCGTCTTTGGCATATATTTTTGCATATCCGGCCGTGCCTCCAGGATCACTTGCCAACACACCAAATTCTGCATGACCTCCTGCTACTCTAAAACTAGTTTCATTCAATAACTGTAAACTGTCAGATCTAAATCTACCTGAAATGTTGTTTGATCCGTTTTTCTTGAATGCAAATTCTAAGATACCATCCTCAGATCCATCTGATGCATCCAGGATCTTGCCTGAAATTTTTGCATATAGAACTTCCTGATCGTTGTCATTTTCGCCTTGGAATTTTATCTGTCCAAGATAGTCTGCATCTGCTGGACTTGAACTGTTTCTCTTTAAATTTATGACTGGTCCTGCTGTGCTTGAATCCTCTGTTGTGGTGATGTCTAATGCATCGCTTGTGGATGTGTTCGTGATTGCCGCACCTGTGCTTGTGGTCTCAAAAACAGTTGTTCCATAATGTTTTAATTTTATTGCACCGGTTGAACCATCTGCCACAAGGTATTCAGTTATTCCACCACTGCCGTCGTCTGTGGAAATTACAACATCCTTGTCATTGGCATAAGTTCTGATATTGATGTCACCAGTTGTTTCCTGTATGTTTAGGTTAGTACCTGTGTGTTTTATGTTGGCATCTGCGTCAGTACCAAATTTAAGTTCGGTTGAATCTGTGAAAGTTTTTGCACCACTGATAGTTTGTTCCGTAGTTGTCAGCACAGTAATATCTGTACTAGCACCAGCACTTGATCTTAACAAGTTAACCCTGTATGCGTTGACTGTCGTA